ATTGGTTATCCTCTTCCAGTGGCACCTGGGAACAGCAACATTGATGCGCCGATTGAGACATCTCTTACAAACAACGAGGCTTTGGTGCTTAACTTGGCTGTTCGTCTTGCTCCTGCTTATGGAAAGGTGGTTTTGCCGGATACAAAAGCTACGGCAAAGACTCTTTATGACCAGCTTCTGATTGAGGCTGCGGCTCCGTATGAGCAACAGTTTCCGCGCACTCTGCCACTTGGTGCTGGTTTCAAACGCACAGATCAAGTATTTGTTAATGTGGCAGACCTTAATCCGCTTGTGGTCGAGAACAACGACCAGATGCTCTTCAAAAACTCTTAGTTATGGCTATTGAGCGCCTTTCACTTCTCGACACGATTACGGCATCGACAAACTTTGCTGTAAACGTAAACAACCAAGACTATCGCGTCTTGGCTCAGACTGTTTACGACTTTATTCAGAACATCAACGAGGAGTTTGGCGGTGGAGGAGCAGTTTCAGAAACAAAGACTCTTCAGTACTTTGCGCCTTCTGCTACTGGCTGGTCTGTGCCGATTGAGTCAGAAAGTAACAGCGTATGGCTCATCATCACGCCTACTGCCGGGTTTGCGAATGGAACAATTACGCTGCCGGCAGTCCTGAACGTGCTTGAAGGGCAGGAGATCTTGGTGAATTGCACGCAGTCTGTGGGCACGTTGGCGATCAATGGCAATGGTGGAAACGTGATTGGTGCTCCTACATCACTTGCTGCAAACGACTCTTTCCTTCTTAAATTTGAACCGATTCTCAAGAATTGGTATCGTGTCGGTTAACCGAATTGACTTATGGGACTCGCCTTTCAACCAGCTTACAGCCTCGGTGTCACTGTCACGCCGAATGTCACTTCTCAATCCATTACTCTTGGGTTCACATCTGAATCCTTGGTGTTCACAAATCTTGGTTCTACCATTGTGTACGTTCGCGTAGGCACTGCGACCTCTGGGACACCCGCGACGACTGCCGGTTATCCCGTGCTTGTGGGATCACAGGTTTCGATTGGCAAAGATCAGGACGATGACACGGTTTCCTTCATCTCGCCTGGTGGGGCCGGTTCGCTTCACATTATTCAGGGAATTGGCCTGTGATTCGGTTCCTGTCCAGACGCCGGTCAAAGACTCCTGCGACGGTTGGTGGAGTAACTCCTCCACCTCCCGGCACGTTTACTTACCTGCGTCCAGATGCGACTTCCCAGTTTAAACGCCCTGACGGCACTTCAATCTATATCAGACCTTAGCCATGCCAGACCTTACAGTTTCAGCCGATATTGATTCCTTCATGCAGTCTGCCAACAAAGCGGCTGCTGTATCGTTCTTGGGGGCACTTACAACCGCTCAGATTGCGGGGCTTTCGACTACTGCACCTGCGGCACTCGCTACTACTGGCGTTGTTGGATTAAGCACATTTGCTGCTCGCGCAGACCACCAGCATGTGTTTCCTACCGCTGCACAGGTTGGAGCACTGAGCACTGCTGACATTGCAGGGCTGTCCACGACGGCTCCCGCTGCGTTGGCTACGACGCCTGTAGTCGGCCTGAGCCAGTTTGCTGCGCGGGCAGACCATCAGCATCAGTACAGCCCTACCTCAAATCAGGTTTTCACAACCTCTGGTAACTACACCATTCCCGCCGGAGCGATTGCGATTGGAATGGAACTACTTGGAGCAGGTGGAGGCGGCGGATCTGGAAGAAGAAACGCAACTGGAACAGTAGTACGTTGCGGTGGAGGCGGTGGTGCAGGAGGAAGTTATCTCTCAACAATCGTTCCTGTAAGCGCGATTGGTGGAGTTGGCGCTGTGATCCCGATTGGTATTGGCGCAGGTGGCGCTGGTGGAGCAGGTGTCATTGTTGATTCAGATGGCAATCCTGGATCTCCAGGTGGAAGCACTACCTTCGGCTCGTTCTTTACTGCGTTTGGAGGTGGAGCTGGATCTGGTGGAACCGCAACAAGTGGAGCAGCGGGGTCTGCTGTCTTGGCATCAAACGCAGGTGGTGCCGCAGCCACAAATGGCGGCGCTGGCGGGATTGGGTTGCCAATCTCAACATACGCTCCAACCATGCGTGGAGGTGCTGGCGGGGGTGCTGGAGGAGGTCTTAGTGTCGCAAATGCAACATTTCAAGGCGGCGCAGGAGGACGTTCTAGCGTTCTAAACCTAGCAGGAGGTGCAGGTGGGGCAGTGGGCACAAATGGAACCGCTGGAACCGCAAATGCAAATGCTGCTTCTGGAATCTTTGCTCCGGGTTCTGGTGGGGGTGGAGGCGGATCAAGCGCAGCATCCTCTGGAGGTAATGGTGCTGTTGGAGGATTCCCGGCAAGCGGCGGAGGAGGTGGCGGAGCCACTCAAACTGGCGGTTCTTCAGGTAATGGTGGGAATGGAGCAGATGGCATGGCAATCATCACAGCTTACTTCTAAGCATGAAATACGCAGTAATTAGCTCATCCACAAACATCGTGGAGAACGTAATCATCTGGGATGGAGTTACTCCTTGGACTCCTCCCGCTGGATGCTATACAGTCCCAATAGGTAGTTCTGGTGCTGGCATTGGCTGGAGCTACATCAACGGAGCCTTTGTTGCTCCTGAAATTTCCGTCTAAACCCAAAGTGAAGTAAATCAAATGGCTAATCAATTCCTGCTCAAATACAGCGCCACTTCTGGCGTTGTCCCAACGTCCGCAGAGCTCCCTCTGCGCCAAATTGCACTCAACACTGCTGATGGCAAACTGTTCATCAAAAAGGTTGATGGCACGATTCTCACTTTTGAGAGTGCTGGCGCGTTTGCTCGTGCGGTTCACTCCCATGTGATCTCTGACGTCACTGGTCTTCAGGACGCTCTCGACACGCTGACGACCGCAGCCGCTGCTGCTCAGTCTGGTGCGGATGCTTCCTTGAAGATTTCCTCCAACCTGAGCGATCTGGCGAGTGTTTCCGCCGCCCGGACCAACCTCAGCGTTGACAGCTCTTCGGAAGTTGACGGCAAGATTGCGACCTCCAAAAGCGCCTCTGACGCCTACACCGACGCCGCCATTGCAGCGCTGATCAATGGGAGTCCTGCAACGCTCGACACCCTGAAGGAAATTGCTGACGCTCTGGCCGCTGGCGAGGACGTTGCAACTGCACTTGCTTCTAGCATCGCTGCTGTTTCTTCCCGTGTTACCACGCTGGAAGACCAGAACCTTGACAGCCGTCTTTCGGGCGCTGAAGGCGAAATTGACACTCTGCAAGCAGATGTTGTAACTGCCCAGAATGCTGCTAACGCCGCTCAGAGCACTGCCGATAGCGCAGTGTCTGCCGCTGCAACTGCTCAGTCTGCTGCTGAAGCCGCTCAGTCTACCGCTGACAGTGCTGCTTCTGCCGCTGCCACCGCGCAGGCCGGCGCAGACGCTTCCCTCAAGAAGGCGTCGAACCTCAGCGATCTCGCTGACGCTGCTGCTAGCCGCACGAACTTGGGCGTTGACTCGTCCGCAGAAGTTGACACGAAAGTGTCCAACGCTGTTAGTTCAGCTTCTAGCTCGCTTCAGTCCAGCCTCGATTCAGTGAGTGGCCGGGTTACGACCCTCGAAGGTCAGAACCTTGATTCGCGCCTCTCTAGCGCAGAAGATGCTATTGAAGGCTTGGGCACGATGTCTGCACAGAATGCAGACAACGTGAACATCACTGGTGGCCTTATTGGCGCTGGTTCGGTTCCTACCGATTCGGGTGTGATTCTCACTGAGAACAGCATCTTGGACGGAGGCACGTTCTCGGGTTTTAATGGCGGGGGTGGTGGAGGCAACACCACTCCCGTGATCGGCACCTACTTCTATGCAGGTGCCAATGCCAACTGGAGCGATCTTGCAAACTGGTATGGTGACAGTTCCCGTACCCAGGCAGCAACTCAGCTTCCAGATGCCACGGTAGATGTGACGCTTCAGAGCAACGCATCTGCTGACATGGACGTTTGGACTCAGCCCAAGAGCATCAATGTTGGCTCATACAGCTTGACATTGATTTCTGTGACAAGTCCTTCGGCCAATCTGACCTGTTCCGTTAGCGGTACAGGCACTGTCACGCTGAATGGCGTGGCTTTTAACCGCTAGCACATTGTGGGGGTGGCCACTATAATGTGGCTGCCCCTACTTTCTTTTTGAAATTTTATGATTCCTGATATTTCTATTAGCTGCGATGCAACCTTTGGTGCCGGTTCTGAAAACTTTGGCACGGTAAATGGTAATGTTTTGTTTCAAAGCGGATCCGCAAACAGTGGCGTTGTTAATGGAAACGCTGTTCTTGAAGGAAATGCAGAACACAAGGCCGGCGCTTCTATTACTGGCAATGTTGTACGTTCTGCTTCTGCTGTGATAAGTGGTTCTGTTACTGGAACAGTTGGATACACCCAACAAGCAGAAGGCGAGTTATACGCAATATGGCTTGCTGCAAACACTGGCGTGAATCAGTACAGTGGGCCAGGTGAGAAAAATGGTCAGTGGGCTTATGGATCTACTGAATACGCCTCTCAAACCTTGGCGGATTTGCAGCAGGCAGTTGACATCGAGGCGGCAGATTATTCGTCTTGGCTAGCTTTAAATGTTGGAGTAAATCAGTTTTCTAGCAGTGGAGTTCACAATGGCCAGTGGGCCTATGGATCTTTTGAACATGTTTCACAAAATGCTGCCAAGTTGGCACAAGAGGCTGTTGAGTACCCTGCATGGCTTGCTTCCAATGTGGGATTGAGTCAAAATCCTTGGGGTGTTTTTGGGTCTTCAAATCCTCTATGGGCATACAATTCTACTGCATACGTCACTGAGCAAGGGGCACGAGACGCGCAAGCCGCTGATGATGCTGCTAATGAAGCTGCTGCACAAGAATCAGCCTACCAAGGATGGCTTGCTGCAAACACTGGCGTGAATCAGTACAGTGGGCCAGGTGAGAAAAATGGTCAGTGGGCGTATAACCAGACAGAATATCCGTCGCAGGTTGAAGCACAGGCTGCTTACGACGCTGCAAATGCAGGAGGTACTTCTGGGTGGGCCCCTCCGTGGACTCCTGGAAATTTTTACAACACGGGAGACAGGGTCACATTTGAAGGATCTACTTACGAGGTTGTTTCAATGTTAAACAATTTGAAC